GATCCCCGGCGTGGAAGTGCAAGGCACGTTGAAGCCGGAAAACCTCTTTGACACGCTGGCCGCCCTGCTGTCATTGAAGTTTGATAAGCGGATCACGGTAAAGACAAGGCCGCCCGCTCCATCCAGGCGGGCGGCCCAGGAAGAACAGAAAGGGTGATACACGGTGCAGGACAAGATCAACAGCTTCAACGCCGCGTTTGTCGATCTGGCGGCGGCCTATGTGCGCAGGATGGCGAACAAGATCGCCGGAAACGAAACGTACACGGCGGAGCCGCCCGCCGGGCCGTTGCGTTGGGGAATGAGCCTGGCGGATGAAATGCGGGTGGCAAACCTGCTGGCCGCCACGATCGGCAAAATGCAGGCGGCCGGCGGCGGGGAACTTCCGCAGGGCGGCCCGGCGGACGGCAGGACGAACGCGGCGGACAACCTGGCATTTCTGCGGGACTTCCTGGAAGGGAAAACGCGCTGGACTTTCCCGGAAGGGACAACGTTCAATGTAACGGTTGACGTAAACGGCACAAGCGGGATGGAAACCACGCAGAAGGGCGCGGAAAAGGAACCGCCCGCCGTGCCGGAACCCGTGACCCTGGGGCCGGGCACGTCTTTCCGGCTGGAAAACACGAACGTTTCCAAGCCGTGCGTAGCGGTAGACGGTGTAAACGTGGACGCGTTGCCCGTGTTGAACAATCTTTGCGGATTTTGCCGGGCGGCAGCAAAGCACGGCGGAGTTACGCCGGAACGCGAATGGGCCGTAGACGCGGCGGCGCTGGAATTTGCCATTTCCGTTCTTTCCGAACTGGAAGAAATCCGGGAAGTGCGCATACCAGCGCAGACGGACACGCCGGGCGCGTGGGAACTTATGCGGGATATTCTGGCGGGAAAACGGCCCGCGCCGGAAGGAACCGTGTTTGACGTGGTTATTGATGTGACCGGGAACCCGCAGGCGATTAGGCGGCGGGAAGAACCGGGGTACACGGCGCGATCGCTGGCGCTCTCCATGCCGGGCGGCGAAGTTGTGAAGCTGAACAGCGCGGCGGAAGCCTACGGGCTGGCGGCGTGTGTTGAGAAAATGGCCGCCCGCGTGTGGCCGGAAGCCGCGCCGGGGAAATAGGAAGGAGCGGGACACGATGCCGAAAAAGTATTACTATGGCGGCTTCCGCCTGACAAAGAAGACGGCGGCGGCCCTGGCCGTCCGGGAACTGGGGACGGCGCGGGGGCTGGAAGCGGAACCGGGGATGCCGGAAGGATACTTCCATATCACGTTCGGAAACCTGGACGTGCGGATCTTCCCCGATGCCAGCGACAGCAGCCATAGGAGTTCCAGCAGGCTTATTCAAATGTCGATCGACATGGACGGCGGCCCGGAGAGGATCGCACGGTTCTTCAACCCTGACACGCTGGAACCGTGTACCGGGGAAGAAGAAGTGTACCGCCGGGCACATCGCCGGGATCAACTGGAAGAATGGATCGAGCGGGAGGGGCCGGAAAAGTGCCATAAGTACATTGACGAAGTGCGGCGCTTGAAAGGCTGGGAATGAGCATGAAGCGCAGGAAGACGGTAAACCACGGCGTAGGTGCGGACTTTTCCAGGACGTGCGAGGGGTGCAGCTGTATCACGGTGGAAACCGTGGAGGGCTTGCCGCCAATGTATAGGTGCGGCGGCCCCGGCCCGCGCCGGGGATATTCGGTAAGCGTAAAGGGCCGCTTCCTGCCCTACGTGCCCGCCTGGTGTCCGATGATGGAAACGAATTTGAAAAAATAGGAGGATCACACAATGCCAACTATGAAATTGCGTAACGTCCCGTATGGGACAACCTTCACGGCGTTCGGGGAAACCTTTGTGGCCCTGGACTATATCGGCGGCGGGGTGCTGGCGATCCGCCGGGACAACTGGAAAAACGCGGCCTTTGACGAAGACGGCAAAAACAATCTGAAAACCGCCAGCATCGGCGGAAAACTGAACAACTTTTTGAACGTTCTGGAAGACGGCGGCGCGGCGCGGGGCGATATTCTCCCCATGACGGTTGATCTGAAAGCTACGGACGGAACGCGGGAATATGGCTTCTGCGAAACCCGGATCGGCCTGCTGACCCTGGAACAGTATGGGAAGTATCAGCACATTATCCCGGACGCAGACGGCCCGTGGTGGCTGGCAACCCCGTGGAGAACGCCGGGTGAGAAGTGCGGCAACTCTACCTACGCCTGGCTCGTCAATTCCTTTGGCAATGCCAGCAGCAGCAGCTGTTCCTATACCGGGTATTATCTGCGCCCCGCTTTGATCCTGTCCTCTAACCTCTTGATCTCTATTGAGGATGAAGAAGAACAGGGCGGCGGGAAGACGGAAGCGGAAACCTATGCGGAATATTGCGCCTACGTGGAGGAATGGGCGGAATACGCAAATTACGGCGGACAAGATCAGGGAACTTCCCCGCTGACCTATGAGGAATGGAAGGAAGAAAACGCGGAGCGGGTGGAAGCGGAATGAAACTTCTGATCGGCGGAAGCCCTTGCACGCATTGGAGCATTGCGCGGAAGGGCCGGGAAACACAGCCGGAAGGGATAGGCTGGGAACTGTTCGACAATTACCTGATAGCGCGGGACAAGTTCAAACCGGAATATTTTCTGTATGAGAACAACAAAAGTATGGCGGGGCCTATCAGGGAGCAGATCACGGCGGAACTGGGCGTGGAACCGATCCTGATCAATTCCGCACGGGTAAGCGCACAAAGCCGCCAGCGCCTTTATTGGACGAACATTCCAGACGTGAAACAGCCGGAAGACCGGGGGATCATTCTGCGGGATATTCTGGAAAGCGGCGTGTGCTGGCGGGAAAAATCGTATACCTTGCGGGCTTCCGCCGGGCCGCATCAAGGAATGTCAAACATTATCCGCAGTATCACAACAAACGGAAAGTATGGGTATTTAGGCGCGGCGGAGCCTATGAGGATCGGAACCATCGAAAGCGGGACGCAGACGAACCACGACAGCAAGCCTTTTCGGGTGTATTCCCCGGACGGCAAGGCCGTAACCCTGCAAGGGGAAGCGGGCGGGTATGGAGCCAAAACCGGACTTTATGCCGTGCCAGTTGATCCGGCTGGATTTGCGGGGGGGGTGCTGTCTACCCTATAACTTTCGATGCAGAAGGACAAATGACGGCGGAAATTGGGGGCCGTGCCCGCGTGATCTATGAAGTCCGGGACGGGCGGATCACGATCAAGGGCCAGCAATACCCGGTAAAACTGGCGGACGGCTTCTATATTATCCGAAAACTGACAGTTTTAGAGTGCAAACGGCTTCAAACTGTGCCGGATTCTTACATATTCCCGGTAAGCGATACGCAGGCATATAGACAGCTGGGGAACGGCTGGACGGTGGATGTTATAGCCCATATTCTTTCCTTCTGCCCAGGGATAAAGGAAAAGCCCCTGGAAGTGCTGTCCATGTATGACGGTATGAGTTGCGGGCGGCTGGCGCTGGACAAGCTGGGGGCCAGCGTGGCGGCGTACTGGGCCACGGAAATTGACAAGTACGCCATACAGACTACGCAGGCGAACTTCCTGGACACGGTGCAGCTGGGGGACGCTTTCCAGGTGCGGGAAGACGGCTGGAAGCCGTGGGAAGGGGTGAAACAATGAGCGTATGCAAAGGGTGCGGGCGTGAAATTGATTGGATACGCACGGCGGCGGGAAAGTCGATGCCGATAGACCCGGAACCCGTTTTCGTGATTGAGGGGGAAGGGAAGGATCTCTTTTTCACGGACGAAGGGGGGACGCTGAAAGGCCGGGCCGCCCGCTCAGACGAAGTGACAACGCGGGAAGCGAAGCTGGAAACGCCGCTGGGCTTTGTGCCGCATTGGAAGACCTGTCCGAACGCGGCGGATTTTCGGCGGCGGAGGTAGGAACGATGGCGCTTGAAATTGTGCCCATGACCTTACGGGAAGCAAACGCCTTTGTTGAACAGAAGCACAGACACCACGGGAAGGTTGCAGGCCATAAATTTTCCATTGGACTTTCTAACGGTGAAGAAATCGTAGGCGTTGCCATTGTGGGCCGCCCGGTAGGCCGCTATTTGGATGATGGATGGACGCTTGAAGTAAACCGCCTATGCACGGACGGAAGCCGCAACGCCTGTTCCATGCTGTATGCGGCGGCGTGGAGGGCAGCGCGGGCAATGGGATACAAGCGGATTGTGACCTACATACTGGACACGGAGCCGGGAACAAGCCTAAAGGCGGCGGGCTGGAAGTGCGTGGGACAAGCTGGCGGTTTGCGCTGGACGGGGAAACGCCGCCCGCAGGTTGATTTGTGCCCGGCGCAAATGAAAATCCGATGGGAGATCGGAGACACAAAGGGGTAAAAGGAAAAGGCTTTGACTATGGTTGCCGCCATAGTCAAAGCCGTGCCAAAGATGTGATATAA